ATTCCGGCACCATGTTCTGGGTCATTTCCTGTGTATAAGCCACAGTAGGCGCTACGCTGGGATAATCCGTAGCGTAAAAAGTTATGTCTACGTTGGCATCTTGAGAGCCACCGTAGTATCCCCACTTCATGTCCGCCCAAACCTGATCGATAAAAACCTTAACGTCGCCTTCGTTAAGCGCAAAGTATCCCGTTTGGAAATACGATGTAATTGGCGTTCCAGTAGAAGTTGGAAAGTCTGGATCGGCGTTAGCATTAGGCGACATTTCATGTTGGACGATATACCCAGTGACCGGGTCGGCGCCAATCGGTGGGCCTAAAACAGACTGATTGATCCAAGCGGTTCTGGGTAACGTCCCAAAGTCCCATTGCTTTAAGGTGATGTTGTATTTGACGTAATTTGTTATCTCTCCGCCGCCAGAGATTGTTGGGTAATACCACGCAATCTCCCCATACCTTGAATTGGCCGCAGACCTGATTTTGTCCAAGTTGGTGGTATCCAAATCTTGGAAGATCACATCCCAAACTGGGCAATAAATTGCCTCAACGCCAGAACCGCTATATAGGAAAAACTGAGATTGACTCATCCAGTAAACAGAACCGCTTAAGACAGCCGCAGCCTTGGGGGCTATCAATCCGCAACCAACGCCAATTTCGTTAAAGCTGTAAACGTAAGGTTGTCCGATATACTGCATCGACCACAAAGCAAGATCGGTCCAAAGCAAGCCCTGTTGTGCTGCCTGTAAACCAAAAATAATGCTTGAGCCTTTTGGGATGCGGTAAGAACCAGCTTGGTTTGTTACCGTTCCAATCCATGAATTGTAATCTTCAATATCGCACCATCTAACCAGTAACGGGTCGATGATCCCCGTAAACGTCGATCCAAATGCGATAATTTGCCGCTGTGGCATGGCGACAAAGATGCCAGCGTTTACATTTGGTCCGGTTGAAATAATTGTTGCGTTGGCTTGGTTCTCAGACGGACTCCAAGTGAAAATTGGTCCCGACTGGCAAGCAATTAGAATTTCTCCAAAGTTATCAAGCGTCCAATCTAAAGATACGATAGGAACGCCAGAAGGCGCTATTGGCGTAACACCTATTCCATACCCACCCTCACTGTAACCACCGTCACCATATCCGGCGCCTGGAGGTACAGTTACCAATCCAATGTAATAAAGGTATTGAGCTAACCCATCATTTAACGGAACTGGAGTTGAGGATGAGGCTGTAGCAGAATTTGATGTTTGTATAGTAAATGTATAAGAATCCGTTACACTTATAATTGTATAGTTGCCGTATATTGGGATGCCTTCAAGCACAAGGTCGACCAATACAGTAAACGTATCCCCATCTACATATCCGTGATTGGGAAAAGTCACCGTAACAATTGGGCTTTCATCAGCAGCGGAGAATAACGGGACTGTGCCGTAATCTTCTATTTCTCCGCCGGATGTATAACCAGTAGAAAAAGTGCTTAAATATGAAAGAGAAGTTGTGGTTGAGGCCGTTACAATAAAAGAACCGTTATAACCGTCAGGAACAACGCCCGTAACTGTAACGTAAGAACCTACTGCGGGGACTTCATCCGCAGGGATTGCCGAAAAAGTTAAAGTTACTGTAGTTCCATCACCACTTGCGCCAGTGACGGTAATTGTTGACGTTGTAAATGTTGCGTATGCAGGCGCACCAGTAGCTGGATTGGTTGCATAAATTTTATAAGCTGTGTTTGTAAAATAATAACACTGGTATGTTCCAAATAAAATCAACCCACCAACGCTGATTTGAGTGCGAATATCTACAACATCAAAACTATTTATACCGCTAAGATTTGTAATTGTTCCGGGAACAGTTTGTACGCCGGTTGTTGCGTCTTCAAACGATACCGTATGTACGGTAGAGGCCGTTACAGTAAAAGTGCCGTTATACCCTGCGGGAGTTACGCCAGCGACAACCACCAAAGAGCCAACCGGAAAGGTGTGCGTTTCAGCAAACGTAATTGTCGCTGTTGTGCCATTGCCTGTTGCCGCTGTCGTCGCAAAAGTAAAATTTTCGCCGTCATTTATTATAACTTCATTACTGCCTTGAACAGTTTCGACTTTGACGGGGACATCAACAGTAAATGTCCGTGGCGTTATATTGGTAAAAGTTCCGTTGCTTATGATGCCTAAAAAATCTTCTGCGCCAACAGCCAGATAATAAGTGGCATTAAGGTCAGCCCAAGCCCACAAAGCCCGGACAATTGATGTCATTGCGTCTGGAAAATACTTAGTCCAGCCGCCAAGCTTCTGCGGTAAGCCAACGCCCTGAGCGTCGGGAACAAACCGAATAAGCTGAGAATCAGAAATCGCCGCTTCGTTTAAAGTGGGCGTTCTATTCTGATTGACGCCCGGTATAAGTTTTAGTGATGCATGGGGCATCGTTTAACCCCTAGTAGGAGAAGCAACCGTAGCAGGCGACATAGATGTCCAAGCACTGCTTTGGAACTTCTTGCGGGCCTCTTCGACCGTCGCACCTTGAAGAAGCGCCTTGTATTGGCTTTCGTAGGTCACAGCCATTTGAGGATCGTCATTGGCGCGACCAAAATTGCGCTGGTAGCCGCTGACATAGATCATGCTTGCCATGATCAATAGGTCGGGCAAATAGGTGCTGATAAACGTCGTTGTATTGACTGAAGACAGCGAAGCGGGCCTGTAAGTGCCGACCAGTTCCAGCGTGTATGTGTCATCCGGCCACGGCCCAAAAAGGACGACGTTGTCGGTATCTTGGGTAAACATGGCAAAGTATTCAGGCAACGCCGCGCTGGAAAAGCTTGGATAGACCAGATTCAAGAACTCTTTGGTGGCGGGCAAAAGAGGGTTCCTGGTGCCGGAATTAGGCACTGTCTCCCCGGCGGGGGTGATCACATTGATCTGCTGCAACGTGATGAAATCGGCTAAAGTAAACGACGCAAACGGAGTTCCGGGAGTTGTCGTATAGGTGTTATTAGTTGTGACCGTGCTTAAAAAGTCCAATTCCCGGTACATCCGGTTTTCAGCATATGTAATCATTTGGGGCAAAATAGTCACAAAAGCCGCGTCTGACTCCGGCACAACGGCCAGGGTCGCGATCTGCGTTACATAGGTGGCATAGGTTAAGCCGGTGGTCATTGTGGCCCCCAGAACGTCTTAAAGGCTACGGCTGCAATACCAACCACAGCAGCCGCCGAAGACCCTACATATACCACAAGTTTCCAGCCGCCCTGAGCCTGATTAAGAATAGACAAAATCTCATTTTGGCCGTTCTTTAAAGCATCAAGCTCTTTTTCAACACGCTCCATACGCGCCAAAAGTCCGCCGATTGTCGCGCTGATGTCGTCCATGGCTAATTAAACTCCGGGGGAAGTTGTCTCTATCCAAGATAGCGTGGCTTCGTCCCAACTGTACATCTTGCCGTCATCGGGCATCGGCACCGGGGCTTGCCAATCGGCGTTATCGTCCAGCGCCCACGACGGGTACGGCTGGGGCGTGATAAACGCATCCCGGCCAGCGTCGTAAGTGTAGCCAATCCCAGCGTAACGCTTGCGGATATTAGCATTATAACTGGTTTGTTTCCAGGTTCCGCCTAACAGGCGTTCACAGAAAGCCGCGCCAATATGCTCCTTTTCCACGCCACTTGCGTCGGCGGTGTCTGAGTTGCTGACAACGATGACCCGCAGGACTACGTTGTTAGCGTCTAGTTCAGCAAAATGGGCCATGTGCTTGCTCCTATAAACGTAAGCCGGTGAGGTCGTCGTCGCTGCCGACATAACCCACCGGGAAAGTGTTGAACGACATACTGACGCGTTGATCTTCGCCTTGCAGGGTTGGGACCATGTGCGTTAGCGACGATGGGAACAAGATCAGTTGGCCCGTGCCAATTGGCAACCACCAGCTATCTGAGTTGCTCAGATTGAACTGATCCACCGGCAGTTTGATCTGCTGATAGCTCTCTTTGAAAAACTGAATACGGTCAGTTTCTTTGTTGGCTTTGATGTAAAGCACACCGCTGACAAATGAGTTGGGATGCGCGTGTTTATGGTGCCACTGCTTTGGCTTAGTGTAGTTGACCCACGACTGCGTAATGCGGAGGCTGACCTCGTGCTTTGGGCTGTAGATTTCTTTGAAATACGAGGCAACCGAAGCGTCTACAAACTCGCGCAACGAAGCCAGCTTGGAGTCGTCTAACAGCTTGCGCTCTTTGCTGGTTGTATTGCCGTCGTTGGGCTTCTGTTCAAGGTTCAGCAGGAAGTCGTTTTCCTCGTCGCTAAACTCGCGGCCAAGATCGAAGAACGATACAGACGTTGGAAACAGGTTGTGCGTAATCATGATGCCATCGCCAGTTCAATTTCTTGTTCTTTCTTTTCGTTCTCGGCAACTTGCTCAGGCAACCAGATTGTATTGATCGAGTCCTCAAACGCCTTGATCTTCTCAATCGTTTCCATGACTTCTTCTTGGCTCGGCTGCGAGCGCGGGTCTTCCCAGCGCGTGAAACCAACGCCGCCAGTCCACTCCCACTTCGCGCCGGGGCGAAGCAAGTTCACCGCCATGTCGATGCCGAGAATCATATATCTTTTTGTAACCATGTTCTTGCCTGTCTAGTTAATTTTTAGAATCACGATGCCAGAGCCGCCTGCTGCGCCTAACGTATTAAAACCACCACCACCGCCACCGCCAAGGTTGACTGTACCTGCAATGCAATCAGGGGAAGGGTTAAATCTACCATCGCCTCCCCCGCCTGAGCCTCCAAGGCCTTTAGTTGCTCCACTCCCACCGACCCCACCGCCGCCGCCGCCAGCGTAAGTGACGCTGCCGCCAGAAAGGCTAGATGCAGTACCGGCACCGCCTGAACCCGCAATAGCGGGTTGATTTCCATTAGCTGCACTAACCGACCCCCCAACGGCTGATGAGCCACCTCCTCCTGATGCTGCATACGGTCCTGCGCTAGTGATTGCAGTATCGCCACCGTTGAACCCTTGTGATGGACTAACAGAAGGTGT